TTGGATGATAAAAATAAACGAAGCGTCCGCTTTGGGATGCGAGTTTATTTTTAAAAGTGAACACGCAAAATGCTACTATCTGTAGCAGTTGACCCATAGTTCGCTTCAGCATCCCAAAGCGGATGCTTACGCGAATGAATCGACCCCCTCTTCAGTCGAGGGGGTCGATAAATGAAACGAAAACGAAGACGTAAATCAAAATCAAGAACAAGAAAGAAAGGAACAAGATATATGGAAACACTTTCAAAACGAATGATGGCTTTCTTTGGAAAACATAAGTTATCCTTAGATAGTAAGGACCATAAGGCCCGAGTTGAGTTATGGCTTTCTGACCTGAGCCACGATGTGCAAGATGCCCTTGTTCTAATTTTAGAGAGAGAATATGTACATTTCAAAGTAGCCGCAAAGAAGGGCGGCTACACAATTTGCAGCGAAATATTCCCGAAATACAAAGAGGGATATTTTCCTCTTGCCGCTCTTATAAATGAAGCCCTTGTAAATCTTGGAAAGCCAACCATTATATATGAACAACACGATACGTTGCAGAAGGCTCTACAAAATGCAGCCCCTATTAAATCTTCGCATGTTCCAAATGTTGTTGCTCCGAAGACTCGGGCCGAACACGTAGCCCTCCGCTCTCAAGTAGGCTTCCGTCTTGACTGGTCCGCTTATATGCCTTTGCTATCCCTGATTTTACAAATGATGACATTGAATACATAATGATTGTAGACCTTGACGAAGCCTTATTATTAGCACCGCTCTCGCAATGCGTCGAAAGCCTCTGGCTTAAACAGAAATACAAAGATAAGAATACTATCCGTAATCATATCGTATTTAATCTTGTTCCTAAGATGAGAAACAAGGACTGGCAACTAGCCGTCAAAACCCGAGAAGGGTTACTTTAATTATTCCGGCAGAAATAAAAAACCCTTCTCCTTGGATTGCCGTCAAAGAGAAGGGCTAAATATGGGATATTGCTGCAAAAGATTTTGAAAAACTCAGCAATAACAGTCAACCTTTGACTGCATCACTACTATCGACAGCCTTTACCAACTTCTGTACGTCCCGAATAGTTAGTATCAAATCATGGCCCGAATCATGCCGCAATGTAACCGTACCAAATTCTTTGCTGCTGTTACTGACCGAAGCATTACGTTCCACTAGCATCCCGCTTACCTTTGTTCTTATCTGTCCCAATGTATTCATTTGATACCGGCTAAAGCCTTCTACGTCGTGCCATGAATATCGTGCCTGCTTCTGTTCTTCCAGTTCTACCTCATCGTCCCAGAGTTCCGGCTCAACCATGCCCCGCTCTATTTGCTTCATTGTCTCTTCCGTTTCTGTACAACTCTCAAGGTCCCGTATCCATCCCCTTAATGTCTCTATAGCCTTTTCTTTAATCTTTGCTAAAGCATGTCCCTTGCTATCGCCCCGCACAGTGAGATTTAACTTTGGACAATAACCCTCCCAGTTTTCTTTCTGTCCCTTCCGCCCGATTTTTCGAAGTTGTATTCCTAAATCATCTTCCATTTTTCTTTTCCTCCTAAGGAGGAATATCGGTACATATGGTCGAAGATATATATGCAGGCGTAAGTCTGCAACAGGAATTAATCCCTCCTGTAAAATCTGCCCTCATGCAAAGGTTAATGTCTCTCCAAAGCTTCCCTTTCTATGAGGGTTTTTTCATGTACATTCCAAACATATTCTATTGTTTTTATTTCTTGTTTTCATGCCAAGCCATTAATTCCCTAGCCCTTAATTTTATTCTTTGCATACAGTTATCCACGCTTTTATAACTCTTGCCTGTAGCCTCTGATATTTGAGGCATCTTCTGCCCGCTTAAATACATTTTCAATACCTTCTTCTCATACTTGCTTAACTTGCCGTACAACTCTGCAATACGATGCGTTCTTGGCCTAAAACGGCCAAGTCTTTTTCGTTCCTCTCCCTCGCTTGCAGTATCTCTTCGGGGTTCCCATCTTCATTCACAAACACTGGCAACCCAATAGCCATATTGAGCGTCTTATGATTGTTTGGTACTAACTCATGCTTTAATAGTGCCGCTATATGATACTTGCAAACAGTATTAAATAGAGCATATAAGCCTCCCTTACTCCAATCAATTAAGTTCTTACTTATAACATTTAACATATCAATTATACATGACTGCATGATATCGTCTTGCATCATGCCGGGTATGTTAACCTTTCTACTATTCTGATAAGCAATAAAGGTTAATGCTTCGCCTAGCCCCGCATTCCACGCTTTATCCCTCTCGCCCGCTCTATACATGCTTACTAATTCTTTCTGCCTATCTATTGATATTCTTGCATACATAGTTGCTCCCCCCGATACCATTCAATATCGACGTATCCAAAACCTTTTTATTTTTCGCCAGAAAAGAAGGAGTATTCTTTATATTGCCGAAAAGATATATGGTTATAACCTTTTTCAAATGGAGAAATGTACATGTCTCAAGTTATCAGAATGCAGTTTAGAGATTTAACAGTTGACCTCTCGGCCCATTATGCCATTACCCTTGGCAGTTCCACTAGCCCTTATACCTACTCAATGTCCGCCGATGTTGATGGTCCCGATTATACGTTCTCTTTAACTTTTCCTGGTGCCGATGCCCATTCCGAAACCGGCGGCTCAGAAATAGGCGGAGCCGATGCCATTACCGTTATCGTGAACTACCTCGCCACAATAGTATCAAATAATCTGGAAACCAATAATACCCTCGCAACCAAAGCATTAGACACTATCGCTTATATCTATCGCCTCTCTAATGTTACTGACTTGCTCGATAGCCAGTTAAATATCTCTAACTACTACGCCCAAGTAGAAGCCAACACAATTAAAGATAGCGCGGATGCCGCCCTTATCTACGAAACTTCGAACTTCCCAACAATCGAAAGCCTTTCTGCTGGTGATGCCGCTGCAAACTCAACTATCTCTAACGCCAATGCTACTTATTCGAGCGGTAACGTTAAGGTTATTAACGTTGAAGCCCTCGCTACTGTTGCGGAGTAATCCGTATGTCCGCTTACCTTCCCGCTCCCGTTATCGTGCCGTTCCATAGAACCAGTTATATCTGTTCTCTTTGCGGTAATCAGGTAACAAAGGCGAGAAAGTATAAGGACCTGAACGGTAACGTTGGCTGTTGGTATTGCATCAATAGCCGTTCGGCTTCTTTAACAAACCGAACGCCCTACAAGAACCTCCCCATTCTTAAACTGTTCGATGCAATCGAAGGAAGATATAGGAGAACAATTACTTGAACGATACTATCAAATCTCTTATTGATGATACCGAACAAGCCATATGTAAACACTGGCGTAACGTCTTGGATGATATGAAGAAGACTGTAATAACTGCTGCCGATGAAGATGGTAAAGCCGTCTATGAATATCAGCCGCATTCCGTACATATAAAAGCATTGAAGGAAGTACGAGAACAACTCGAAACCCTCGATGCTATTAAACAATTTGTCAAACCAAAGAGGGTTAAAAAGAATGGACCTGTTCAGTAAACCAAATATCCAAAACACCCCGCCTCCTCCTGCTGCCGAGACAGTTCAACAGCAAGTAGATAAGGAAGCCAAGGCGAACAACGTTCGAGCCCAGATACTTCGTGACTTGAACGCAACGAGCCAACAGTTCAAGGCTCCTACTGGCTTGAGATTATAAAGGAGCCTCCATGAATATCTGTAACTCGTTCAAAGCCAATCAAGCCGAACTAGACCTGTACCTACGCGATGCCCAAGATATCGCCCGCCTCTCCATCCCTTCTATCGAACCTATCCCTGCTGGCGATGCCGCCCACCAATACTCAACCAAACAAACCTCCCTCGCCATGCAACGCCCTTACTCCGATGTAGGAGCCCGAGGCGTAAAAGGAATGGCGGCAACCATTACCTCTATCCTTAACCCGTCCAATGTTCAGAACTTCAAACTCCAAATCAACCCTTCCTTGTCCCTCTCCGAAGAGGCCAGAAGTTCCATTGATAGTTATTACTTGAAGTCTGAAAAACGCATCAAAGAATTTCTTGCATCTAAATCTTTTCAATCCTTCGCCTACGCATTGACAGAAAGAGTTTTAGTAGAAGGTAACGTAGGCGTTAAGGTTGATAAGGAAAAGGTTTCCTTCTTTATCCTTTGCGTTGCGTGAATACCGAACGCTCTTTCGGCTCTATCAAATCCATTACATTCAAGGAAGTTCTACAAGAGCCAGATAAAGAAAATGACGGCAAGATGAAAACTGTCTGCCAATATATTTATGTTGACAAGGTTAACAATACTGTCTCTGTTCAAAGAGAGGATGAGGATAAACCAAAACTCAAGAAGGATGAAAAGGCTTCTCAATACTTTGTAGTTACAACCTCCCATCCAACTACTACGAATTATGCCCGTTCGTATTTCTCTGACCATATCGGATTGCTCAACGTTATTGATAACGATAGCCGTTGTTTAATCGAAGCAACTACGAATGCTGCGTGGAACTGGATAGGCTATACCGGCTCCCGTCCAATTGCAGAATTTGCGAATATTAAATCTCGTCAGATTGTCAAAGTACAAAGCCATGATGACCTTCGCCCGTTCTCATTCAATGTCAAACTTGGCGAATGGGCTTTCGTTGCAAACCGTCTTGATGCCAATGAACAAAAGTTTCTTTCTCTCTCTGCCGTAGGTCTTCAATCAAGAGCATCATCAATACAAACAGCAACAGAAGTAAGAGCCTTGCTCGCAGAGTTGGAGGCTTTAGTTGGTTCCGTTGCTCAATGCTTGGCCGAGACTTTTTATCAGCAAGTCATTCAAGCGGTTATAGATGTTCTTGATTTGCCGAATGAGATACGAAAGTTAATAATGGAGGAAGCGGGCCTTATTGTTGATGACGCAACGATACATTCGCTTATGTCTCCAGTCATTACAACTGGCTCGCCCGCAATGGCAAGGGAAATAGATACCGAAAGATTTATCAGCCTTACCAAAGAAGCAACAAGTATCTTCGGACCTCAGGCGGTAGCGTCATATATCAATATTCCCGTAGCCCTCAAGAATATGTATGATGGATTACGCATTAATACGGATGGCATTGTAAATGAAAAGCCAGCCATTGACCCGAACGCCATGCTTGCTAATACAACGGCAGCAGAGGCGCAGGCAATGGGACCTGCCCGTATGCAGCAATTACTACAACAGCAGCCCAACGCCAATGCTGCTGGCGGAGACTTTAATCAATGAGTAAGGATACGTTGGAAAATAAAATAGGAATGTCGCTTTGGAAATTTATTATTGGTATATCAAGCATCGCAACCACAATCATTGGCGGTATCTTCTGGCTCGCCTCTGTTCAGATAACAGCACAAGCCGCTCTCGCAAAGTCAATCGAGAATACCGCAAAGATTGAAAGTATGCAGAACGATATTACCGCAATCAAGATTAACCTTGCCTCAATGTCCGTTGACATTAAGTATATCGTAAACAATATTGAAAAGTTTAGCGAACATATTTCGCAAGATAAAAAGAAAGGAGAATGAATTTATGAGTAACGAGCAGACGGCTCCTCAGACAACTGAGAACCAGCCACAAGGGGAGCAACAGCAGCAAACGAATAGTCAGACAGAACAGCCTAAGCAAGAGGCAACCGATGCTTGGAATGATGCCGAGTTTAATAAGGTTGCGACAAGATATAAAAATGATATTAAGGAAGTAGCGAAAGCGAAATGGCATCAAGATAAAGAGATGACCCGCCTGCAACAGAAAGTAGCGGCTTTCGAAAAATCGGCGGCAAAGGAAAACCCTACCTCATCTACGCCCAAGGAACAGGCCAAGACTCCCGCCAACGATGCGAAACCTGCTACCGCAAATCAACTCAACCTCTCAAAGACAATGTACGCAGAGATATTTGATAGCGGTAAACCTTCCAATGATACCCTCCAAGCCTATAAGGATGCTGGCTATACCGATGCCGAAATATCCCTAGAAGTTCAAGCCAAGAAACAAATTATTCAACAGCGTACCAAAGAGGCTCAACAGTTCGTAGATACCGATATTACTGAACTAAGAAAGTTCGCAATGGAATCCGGTAAGTTTACAAACAAAGAACTTGCTGTTATTCAAGGAGCCTTGGACCTTGCGGCAGAAACGGGCAACGCGAATTGGTATCGCATCCTTAAGGTTCTTGATGCTCAATATAAGTCGGGCGAGAAGGAAGTTGTACAGCATGGCGAAGCGGCTAAGTTCGTGCCGCAAGATGGTTATGCTTCGGCTAAGGATTACGCAAAGGATAAGAAAGACCCAAGGTATATGTTTGATAAAGACTATATCAATATGGTAAATGAGAAGTTTAAGCGTTCAAATACAGATAAATGGGCAGAGCAGTTATTTGGATTTGTTCGATGATAAAAGAAGGATTATACAGTAGAAGTATTGTATAATCATTTGCCGGAAAGTTTAGAAGACGTAGAGAACCATCCTCTATTACTCATAATAATCTTTCCAATGGCAACAATTTGCTGAAGCCTCGGATAGTTTTCTGAGAACCCTTACAACAGATTGATGGTGTTTGTTTTTGTTTTTAATCTTTGTAAGGAGTTTTTATTATGGCTGTTTCTTTAGCAAACTGGGACACAAAACAATTTGCGTCCGATGTAATTCTTTCGTTCTCTGAGGCTGGCAAAATCCCAATGGATAGTTACGTTCGTAAAAATACGAACGAAAGCCAGGTTGTCTTCGGACAAACCTCAGCCGTTACCGTCGCCAACGTTGCAGACGGAACTTCTCTAGCCGATGCGGGCGGCTCTGAAAGCGCCGTAACCGTGCAGGCAGACAATCCTCTAAAGGGTTGGGTCTATATCCCAACAAGCGTTATCTCTACTCATGGTAGCGTTAATGCTCTGTCCAACTATGCAACCGAAATCGGTTCTCGCTTACGCGAAAAACTCGATTACCGCCTCATCAACTTGCTTGCTACTACCTCGCCAACAAGCGTTCCTTTCGACGATGAAGCCGCAACCGATGCGTTAATGGCTGTCGAAATTGCAACAGCCCTCAAGACTGTTTCTAAGAACTTCGATATTGCCAAGACTCCTGTTGATGGCCGCTTCGTTGCTATCCATCCTACTTATTTCACAACTCTCTATCAGGTTGCTGGTATTCGCTCAGGCGACTTTATCAGCGGAGCCGATAATGCTAAACCGTTCCAGTCCTTAAACTTCATGGGCATGACGGTTATTTCATTCGTCGGTAACTTTGGCGTGGATACTTCTGCTGATACTACTTATGATAGCAAGTATCGTATCAACATGAGCGTTGCAACTGGTAACAAGTGTTGGGGCGTTGCTTGGCATCGTTCCGCTCTTGGCGTTAACTTCTATGAAATGCCAACCGTTACGGAAGACTTCATACCCAAGGAAGACCAATGGCTCGTGAAGGGTCGTTGCCTTGTTGGTACTGGCCTTCTTCGCGGAGCAGGCTTCCGCCAGATAATCGTTGGAGACTAATTCGTAATTAGTAATCTATGCCGTCTGAAATATGGCGGCATGGTTTTTTAATCTTTAACGCAGGAGTTGTATATATGTCAACAGGTATCAATGGAGGCGGGGCAACTATTACCGCCGTATCCGATGGCGTAAGCGGAGGCTCAACGGGCGGAGGCGGAACTGGTGGAACTGGCGGCTCTGGCGGAACTAAAGGGCATCCTCCCTTTGTTGGCTCTGGCCAAGTCTTCGGAGATACCGACGTTCCTACCAACCCAACCGTTATTCAATCTGGCAAATGCTATTTCGTTATTGACAGTTACACTGGAAAGAAAATGACCGATTGCCTCCCTTCTCGTATTGCTGCCCAAGAGAAAGCATTTAATATGGCTACGAAGACAAATAAGACAATGAATATCTAAGGAGTAAGAATGAATAAAGTAGAAGCCTGCAATATCGCCCTTCGAGCATTGGGCGTAGGAACAGCATCATCCATAGATACCAATGACCCAGACGTAGCCGAATGGCTCAACGTCTTTAATGCAACTGTCCGCGAAGTTCAAAGGGTAGGCTATCCATTTAATACAGATACCGTTACTTTGTCCCTCAATGGCGACAACCGTATTCCTGTAACAGGCTACCTTACTATTCCAATCCTTCAACAAATGAACCTTACCGTTCGTAATGGCTTTGTCTGGGACCCGTCAACAGCCGACTACTACGCGACTGCGATAGGACCAACGCCCGCAACGGTTGAGGTTGCTTGGGATGACATACCAGAATTATGGCAGGTAGCCATTGCGTATAAGGCTGCCGTCGATTATCTCGTTCAAGTCAAAGGACCAACGGCAGACCTTGGCTTTTGGATGAGCAAGGCTCAAAACGCAATGGCTTCTGCTGAGGCTATGTATCCCACCGATTACGGTAAGGCAAATGGTATAACGTCAATACTTGGACGATTTAATAGTTAAGGAGCGGATATGACGGTAGTAAGAATGGACCATATGCAGAATGGCATTACGAACCAGCCGCCATTTCGTACCCAACCTGGCCAAGTTAAAATATGTCATAACCTGAACCTTGATATTACCGGCAAAGCAAGAACAAGAAATGGAACAGATATCCTTGCTCAACTTACTTCTATATCATCGAACCTTGATTATGGCGACGTTTATTTTACAAACTTTCGCGGAGATACAATAGTCATAGGCGATAGTTTTATTCGTTGCTTTGATGAGAATATGAACGAGTTAGCAGTTCATACGCCAGCAGGCTTCGGTTATATCGCAAGCATAACAAAGGCTGACATTCGTACAACCATCGAAAGAAATACGGTTATCATTCTGAACCGTACCGTTACAACGGCTACGAAAAGTTCGGCTACCTATACGGTTGATGGAACTGTTACCCAATGGTCGGACCTTCCAACCGATGCCAACGTAGGGACGCATTACCGTTGCCAACTCGCCGATGGCGGCTTGCCTGCTGGCGTCTATCAACGCATCCTTGAAGACAATGGACAGAAGGGTTGGCGTTGGGTTGCAGAGCCAAATCAAGCCAATGCAAGCATCGACGCAACCACAATGCCCCATGCTCTGACTAAGGCTAGCGATGGCTCCTATACCTTTGAGCCAATCGAATGGACCGACAGACGTTCGGGCGACGATGGAACCAACCCGAGAATGCCGTGGTTCGGTTATAAACTGGAAGATATTTGTTTTCATTCATCGAGAATATTCTTCCTTGCCAATGGTAGCATTACCGCCTCTTCCTCAAGAGATACAACGCTTCTCTATCTCTATGAAGTAAAAATTGCCTCCGATGTTTCTAACCCAATCTCTCGGGACGTAGGAGTTCCTGGCGTTGGCAAGTTCCTTTACTCTTCCTCAATTGGCGGAGAACTTTTTATTGCCTGCGAAAATGGGCAGTTACTTTTTACTTCCGGCCAAGAACAATTAACCAATATCAATGGCGTTGACGTTCAAGTAGGAACCTTTCCAACCCAAGCCGTTATGCCTGCCTCCGATGGCGTTGGCGTTCTTCTTCTTGACAATTATAATACTATCCATGAGTTTGGTTATGACAATCAAAGCGGTTCGGTTCGTTACCTTGGCGATATTAACAGCCATGCCTTAAGGATAATGCAAGGGTATACGGCTGTTCAAATGTTTCGCTTTGGAGGAACTACTTTCATACCTTCAACCGATGGAACGAACGCCCGTATCTTCTACCACGAAAAGGCAGTAGATGGCGGAACCGTTATTCAAACGGGATGGGGCACGTTCGATATCAACCCTGCAAGTTATTATCAATATCAATCCATCGTTGCCTATATGTTCCAATGGAACGATGCTATCCGTATTATCGTTCGCCATATCCAAGGCGGATGGTATGCCTTGAAGTATATTCATAAGAATGAAAACAATAGTCTTGCTTATCCTATCGCTCTTGATTATCGCTATTTGTCTACTGGAACTTATTACCCGCAAACAGATACAACTCGCTTTGCTTATCCTTACTCATACATTATTCCTACTGTAGTAACTACTGGCGACAAGCCAGAGATATTAACAGTAGTTGCTCAGACAACTTCTTATGTAGAGGTTAAGGGTAATTATAATAATCTGCAATGCTATATTGGGCAGGAGTTTTTGAACTATATGGAACTGTTGAAGTTCTGGGCGGGAGCCTCATCTATCCGCCCCACTATTTCCTCGATGACTGCATTCTATGACAACTCTATTTGCTTTGACGTAGAGGCGTTGAGGGCGGGCGATGAGGTAGGCAAGGTATGGCATTTCCAAACAACAAAGGCGGGCGTTGATAACGTCGATGCTTCCGCCGTTAAGACGGGCTGTAAAACGTTCAACCTTCTACTTGATGGAAGAACAGGAACCATCCGCATTCGCGGCAGAGGTCCCGTTCCTATGGCTATCTGCGCCCTTGAATTTAACATACGTTTCACAGACAAGATAGGAGTAAGATAATATGTTTCCCTTCCTTATTGCTGGTGGTGCGGCCCTTGGAGCGGGCATGTCCGCTCTTTCTGCATCATCCAATAACAGAGCAGTTAAACAAGCGGCTGCCGCCAATATCGCTGCCGCAAATAATGAACTGGTACAGAAGCGTTTTCAAACGTATGACCAAATGGGAACCCTTACCCAGAATGTTCAGAGCAATATCGGCAAGTTTTTAAACTCTTCTCATTTCGGCTCAAGCGGTTCTATCAATGCTGTTCTTGCTCAAATGTATACCGATGCGTATGGAGATAACCAAGCCTTGCGTTCCGACTTATCGAATGCCGAAACATCGAATAAACTTCAACGTCAAGGCATCGTTGCTAATGCTTCTAATCAAATGCAGTCGGTTGGATTATCTGTCTTGCAGGGAGGTATTCAAGGAGCAATGACGGGAGCCGCCCTTGGCTCTGCTATCGACAGTTTCAATACTCAGAATGCCATGTCAAAGGTTCTCAATGACCCGAACGCCCCGCAATGGAAGATAGACGCAGCATTAAAGGGCGTCGCTCCAACCTTGTTGAATAACCCAAGAGTAGCATCTATTTTGTCGGCTTCTTATACTATGAACCAGCAGATACAGAATACGGCTCTCCAGGCAGCCCAAGCCCAACAAAGGGCGGCTCAATCGGGCTTTAACTTTTACAATACAAAGAATGGAGGCTATTAAGAATGGCAAGTTTTAGAACCATAACGCCCTCGGTTACTCCAATGCCACAGGTTAATCCTACCATTGGACCTAACAGCAACATAGGCGAAGTATTTGGGCAGGCCCTTCGGGGATTAACCCAAGTCGCTAATATCTATACGTCGCATCTTGAAGACGAGAATAAGAAGAAGGCGACAGAGCGTGCCATAGTTGACTTTGCCGCTCAGAATACGCAACAGCAACAGATTAAACTCGCCAATGCTGAGACTGATGTAACGCAAGCCAATACGCAACTGGCAGAGCATGAATATCAGAGAAACCTTTTCATTCAACGCCAAGGAATTCCGGGCTTGCTCGCAACTACTCCGCCCGATTACTTGGGCAACATTCTAAACGAGCATCCCGAGTTGCTGCCCGAAACTCAGTCGATGATTGCCGACGAGATAGCGGGACGTTTCGCCAAAGAAGATGCCGCCAACGTTGCTGCTGCCATTGCGAGGGACCCGGGCGGAACCGATATCAACGCCCTCTCCAATGACGTTCGCACCAAACGCCTAGCCGCAATGGGCGATGAGAAGACCAAGGCTGCCTACTCCCTTGCCTTCGATGCAACCCAAGCCGACATATCCGCCAACGCTCTGTTGATGAACGCCAAGGCGGATGCGTCCAAGGCTGCCGATGCTGCCATAGGTTCCTATGGCGATGGCTTTGTGAAAGGCATTCGGTATGGCGTCATTACTCCCCAAGTCTTCGACGAACGATTTAACGAAATGGTTTCAAAGGTTCAGAGATATATACCTTCTGCCTCTGTCGAAGATATACGAGCCAAAGCATTTAATAACATGCAGAAGTATATAAGCGGAGCGGTTTCATTGGGAATATCTCTAACAGTATTGCAGAAGCAATTTACTTCATTATCTAATTCTCTTGGCGACAAGTATCCCGAACTACTCGGGTTCTCTGCCATGATTGATAAGGAAGTAGCAACAAGGAAGATTGAGACTGCGAAGACTGTAACCGACCAACTCGATACGTTTATCAATGCTTCCGACAACAAGAAGGCGTTGACGACTGCCCTTGCTCAGGCCAAGTTGAATGCTGACAATGGCATCATATCTCCTATTCAATATCAATCCCTTGTTGCTGCCCATGATAAACAACTCGATACTATATCAAAGCATGATGACGTTATGAAAGCCCTTGGAGTTTCGATTGATGATGCCGGCAACTACAAAGGCGACTTTATTAATTCGAACGATAACGTTTCTCTGACCCTTGGGTCAGAGCATGACAAGGCTATCGAACAAATCGCGACCAAGTTGGGATTAACGAATGAGGCTCGTTATCAATGGGAGTTGAGCAACTTCAATAGATTGACGGACCAATCAGTAAAAGAGATAGCAGACAATGCGGAGATACCCGACGTTGCCCATTTTGCTACGTCCCTCAACGCATATCTGGGTATATGGGCCAAGAATCCTGCTTATGCTCAGTCTCTTGTGGATAATAAAAAGTTGCCGCAAAGATTAGAAATTGCTGCAAATCTTTCAACCTTGGGAGGCCAAGATATCGGGGCAGTTCTACAGAAAGTAGCCCCGCTCTCTGACCTTTCGATTGCCAATGCTGCCAAACTCATTGCTCCTAAGTCTGCGAAGGAACGCCAGGAACTTGGCATAGATGATAGTATGCTTAAGAACTACTTTGATATTTCAAGAAAACTCGATGCCAAGGGTAATCCTTCCGCCAATGCTCAGCAGTTGTATAGAGCCGCCTTTATGTTGAATGCTGCAAAGTTTGAACAAATGAAGGGCGACGCTCTACCCAAGGATGTTTTAAATTTGCCGACGAACAAGCAACGCAGTTTATCAAGTCGCAAGTTTCGACTGTTGAACTTGGCGACCAGAAGTATTTAGTTATGAACAACTCTCGCAGGCAATGGGGTCTTTCGGAAGAAGGTATGAAACAAGTTGATACTTTGTGGACGCATTATCAACGTTCGCTTTCCGATAAGACTGGCATTCCTTCCGATGCTATTCGATTGAACTTGGACAATATATCGCCCGACCCAAAGAGGCCAGGGTACTTCACGGTTCCAGTGAATGTTTGGGATATATGGTCTACAAATCCTCTTGAGGTTCAGCCTTTTAGTTTCCCATCCTCATCGGTCGAATTAAAGAAAGCCGTTGAAGATATGAATAAATCGAAGGTTGTTCCGCTTACGCCAGAGCAACAGAAAGCATTAGATAAATTTGAAAGCAATACGAAGTTTTACTTACATGGAAACATTTAATGGATAACAATATACCAGCAAAGGCAGAGGCTCAAGACCATCTTCTTTCGGGAGGATTTGGTCAGTTCATTTCTTCGCTTGCAGATAGCGAAGCACAAACATTATTGAATGGAGCCAACTACTACGCGAACTATATGCCTAAGTTATCTTCAATGTCTCAAGGTTCGCCTTTGGCGAATGGCGAGGATTATTATGGCCCGAATCGCCCAAAGCCAGAAGAGACAACGTGGGGCAAGAAAGCCCATGCCGCTTTGTATTTTGAAAACCTTGCTGGTAGAACAGCCTACGCCATAGGCGACTATTTTAATAATGCCTTCTCTGTAGAACCCGATATGGCAAAGCAAACGTTCCAACTTGCCATGCCCGATGGAACTACTAAAACAGATTGGACGCCCGATGAATACTTCAAGGTTAACGAGCAAATGTTTAAAGGCATGGCTGGCGGGCAGGATGTTCTTGATGAATATTTACGGGGCGAATATGACGGAATGAAGCCTTATCAATTGATGGCTGCTATAGGTTCGCAACTCATACGTTCTGATATTAAGGACGAGTTGAAGAAAACAACGGGCAGTTGGGTAGGGGATTTTTCTTCTGTGATGACTGGCTCCTTGCCTGACCCCGTTACCTTCGCTCTTGGGGGAGCCGTTCTCAGAGGCGGCAAGGCGGCTATTGCTGCTGCCCGAGGGGAGAAGGCTCTTGAGGCAGCCAAGATAGCAAGGGCAGCCAGTACAACGGCTCTAGCCTCAACTGCTGGGCAAGCCGCCAGCGTAGCAACCGAGGTTGTTCCCAAGGCTCTGCCGCCTTACCCATCGTTCCTATCGACATTGGGCAGGGGCGCCATTCGTGCCATACCCGAAGGCATCGCCCAAAATACCGCCCGTTCCATTGGGCTTACCGCCTTTGACCCCGAAGACCATACGTTCCAGGAATACCTCTCTAACGTCGGCTTTGGTTTGACCATCGACGCCACCCGTTCTCTTGCTGGTTCCTTGCTCAAATGGGCAATCAACAAGCCTGCCTATGAGAAACTAGCCGCCAAAGTCAAAGAGGCTGAGGTAGCCGCCAAGTCTCGCCAGGAGCAAGCGGCAGAGCAAGTCGTGCCCGATGCTGCTATCGAAGTAGCCAAGGACATTGCCGATGCCAAAGACGCAACCAAAGGAGTTGCCGAAGCCAAGGATGCTGCCGTTACAGACTTGGAGCAAGGACAGCCTTTGCCCAAGGTAGAGAAGGGCGTCAACCTTAAACAAATCCCAGAGTTTATGAATACTACCGAGGCTATTACTGCCTTCGATGAAATGCTCTGGCAAGATGAGAAGGCTATCAACGTTGCGGACCCTGAATATGGAACGCTCCAAGATATAAAAGCAATTGTTAATGATGCGAAGGCAACTCAAATATTTGAGAATGGCTATCAATACTTTGACCATCTCAAACTGCAACTCCGCGAACTATATCAGCAGCAGACAACGCCAGAAGGTCAGAACCTTGTGGAAAGCCAAATCGCAAGACTAACAACCTTGAACAAGCCAAGTTCTCCTTGGGATGCTAGCGCAGCCAAAGGTTTACTTGATGTTGTTGATGAGCATATTAATCAAGGTCCGTCCTTAACAAAGGAAGTAGACCCGAACGTTATCAACGCATCCAAGAATATGCTTAGCCTTCTACGCAACTCGGATGGCAACCCAGAGTATTCGTTCTTTACAACTGCCAATAGATTAAAGGGTATGATTGATGCCCATATGAAAAATGCTCCCAATGCTGAAACCCAAACCTTCCTTGTAGAAATGAGGAAGATTGTGAACCGTTGGGTTGATAAAGCCCATGAGCATACGCAGAACCTTATGGATACTGCCGCCTCTCAAGCAATGGGAGAAAGTCTTTCTTTGTCGCCCGAAGAAAACAAAGCATTGATGGATATAACAAAGAAGTTGATGCAGAGCGAAGCAACCCCATTGCCCGAGGAAACTGTTAAGGAACAACTCGACAAGATAGCCAACCGCTCAACTCAAATGTTCAACTATGGTCGGCTTGATGAAATGGGATTAAGAAAGGTTAAGATTGAACAGCCTTTAGTGAATGCTGTCTTTCAGAAGATAGTTCCGCCAGAAGGTTTTAATCTTGACATGCTCCTAGCCGCTCTTAAGAAACTGCCGCTTAATGAGAAGATGGCGGTTCTTGATGAGGCGAACTTGGCCGATGCTGTTGGTTTCTTTCAGAACGCTTTGAAGGGCGATGCTGAGGCGGCAGCCAATGCGGTTATAGATTTGGCCGAACAGTTCCAAAAACTCAAAGGACAAAAGCCTTCTGCCGGAAGCGGACCTGCTCCCTCAAATGCTCCAGCGGTTCCTCCGGCAGAGGGCGGACAATATAAGTTCTGGGAAGATGCCCCGAAAGAAAAGGCGGGCCTTGTCAAAGTTCCAACTTCTGTAGAGAAAGGAACCTTCTCGGATATTCGTATCAATGATGCCCAAGACTATATGCCCGATAGAGGCAATGATGCTCAGTTGAAACTCTGGAATAAGTTAAGGGATATAAACGATGCAAGGCATGGTACGACGCATGGCCCTACGGATACGGGCGGCTCTCTGATATCTGGCTATATCCATTCCCTTATGGGAACGGCGATGAAGTTTGAACTATCAGACAATCCATTAGATAGGGCTATCTTTGATATTTATTCTGCTGGAACTGCTGGCATCGCTATGAAAGGCGAAACAAGAGGAACGCTTAAACCTATCGCTCCCTTCGAAAAAGTAAAGGGCTTCTATCAAGACAAAGCCAACATGCTTATTCAGGAAGGATTACGAGGCCCGTTCAATCGCCACGTTGCTCAGTATTCCCTAGGTCAGAAGATTACCTTTAATGTTACGGGCGGTACTGTTGATGCAGAACTAAACCTATGGAAGACATACACAGAACTAACCGAACGTTTACGTTTGGCCCGTCATAATGGTCTGTATTCGGAGCATGTTCAAAATAGATTGAACCCCGAACTGAAAGACTTTGATGCTTTGTTCAAGCCATTGTTTAATGAATACAAGAAACAGTTGTTCCCATCGCTTTCGGAAGATGCAGCCTATTCAGCATTTCAGAATATCGTGAAGGAACTAGACGACAACGGTATTCTTTCGCTTGGCGAATTGAACAACAAGAAACTCTCGGCATGGATGACGGTACGCGATGCCAACGTTATTCTCAGTTACTTCCATCGAACTAGCAAGAGGTTTGGATATCGCTCAGTTGGATGACATATTTACAACGTTGTTTAATATTGTTGAAGACCCCGAGGCATCGACTGGCAACATAGACCAATTCCCATATAAAGGTATTGCCGTTCTGTTGCAAGATACTTATATGGACCCCGAAACAAAGATAATCGTTTCTCGTAAGTATGGACCCGTTACTGTTTCGGAAGTTGAAGCCGCCATTAAAGATGGAACGGTAGCAGACATTTGTAATCGTTTGACAGAATACTATAACGATAACTGGGCGGGCCTTGCTCCTTCTGCCCTTATCGAACCATTGATTGCGAAGTATGGTAAGGAGAATATACGTCTTTCCTCAGAACGATTTGTTCGCAACTCAAGCCGCTTCCTTGCGAATTTGGCTCTATCTTCAAGCCTCTATCAGAGGTTGAAGGAGTTTCACGTTATTGAGGCTCAGAAGTATCCGCATACGGAGAATGTCATTCTTCCCTTCGATAAAGAAATAAGTTTCTATCAGCAGTTAACAGATAGTCTTGCGAAGGCTAATAACGGTTCGCCTTCTGCGAAAGGTTATCGCAATTTCTCGAAGTTTAATGAGGATGCGTTGGCTGCCTTGTTTGATTATAACAGGCGTGTCTATGCTCCAAGAATGGCGAAGGAAACGGGAACGCCAATAACAGACTTTACGAAACTTACGGATGACTTAGAAAATTATATGAAGGCAAGGCTAGGGATGGTTCCTACGGGAACTCCTAGCCCTTGGACCGATGCGATGATGACTGGAGCCCAAGCCATGATGCTCCATACCTCAGGCATCAATATGCTAGGCGAAGGCATCAAAGCCGTTTCGAATGCTCTTACTCTTCCTACTGCTGCCCCGCTCAAGGGCTTGAAGGATGCCTTGATTTTCAACCTTAAGAAGATGGCAACGAGTAAAGAGAATGCGGGGTTGATGCTCGAAAGCATGACAACCTTTAGCGAAGACGTAGGCCATTTGATTGGTAGGCTTTCGCAAGAAACAGACGGACCCGATGGCTTCTCTGTCCGCAACCCCGAAGCCTCAGACGTTGTTAAGGGCATTGCTAATCGTTGGCGTCAAGGTATCGGTTGGGCTTCCTTTATGGATTTAGGAGCCAATCTTACAAAGCGATTTGCTTTCTTCAATGAATATCGTGCCCATGTTGAAGGCGAGAACAGTTTATTTAATTTGTCTTCGAAGATAATTGATAGGATTAATCAAGGCTTTGAACCTGCCGAGGCTGCCAAGATTGTTGCTGAACAATCGGGTCTCAAAGGTTTATCAAAGGACAATCTATTTTATCACTTCTCCGCTCTTGCGAATTATTTTTCGCATGATGAGATTAGACAGTTAAGAGATATTATCGCTTTGCTTGATACGAACCAGACGCCATTTAAGCCCGACATGGCAATTAGTCCCGAGGATTTGCAAGGATATCAGGAGTTGGCAAAGAAGATGGGTATGACTGCCGATGACTTCCGACTCAAGACCCGTAGCCTTGGCAAAGAAAAGACGTTCATCGGTTCTGTTCTTGCTCCCGATGAAGAGTTGGGATTGATGAACTTTGGACCAAACTATAGGGATGGCATGTTTAACTATATGTTCTCTGAACAAGGGAACGTTATCAAACCCGCTCCTGAAAGTACGTTCTCTGTTTCGGAGAAGATGAGCCCCGCCGATTTGCTCCGCAAGTTTGGACGCTATTTAAACTTTGCGGTTGAGCAAAAGAATATGAACATACCTACGGCTTTGTCTGACTGGCGAAGAATGGACCCGCAATCCGTTCCTTTCAAATTAATAACGCAGTTCATGCGTACTCAGACAGCCCAGGTTATCAATACGCTTTGGGGTTCGGCCAACCGAGGCATGATGTCTAGAGTCTTCTTTACTTCATTGCTTGCGGGCGTTGGCGTAGCGATTACGGTTCTCAAGGCATATATCAATGATACTCTGCAATATTTACAGAACGACACAAAGAACATTACGGGTTGGGCATCGACTGTAAATAGAACGCTCGATTATGCTGGCGTCATGCCAGTTCTTTTAAGCAAACCCTTCTCTGCCTTGTTCTCATATCTAAGCCCGAACGCAATGGACCACAGTTCAGCAATGAACGAGTTTCTTCCTATGCCTTTCTCTGCTGCTAAGGGAGTAGTAGATGCTGGCATGGGAGTTAATAATCTTGTCCAAGGTCAACCTTTAACGGCTGCCCAAAAGCGTTGGATAAGAAAAGTTGCTACTGCTAACTTTGCAGATACTACGATATTTAGGGCAATACCGAATATCTATAAGAACTACACAGATTGGTCGGGTAATGAAAATGCGTTGTCAGATTTTATTGATAGTATTTATGGAAAGCCTCAAAAATAAAGGATTAATAATTCGTTGTTTGAATTATATGTAGGAGAATTAATGTATGACTTGCAACTCGTATTTAACGCCAGACCCCGGAGACTTTGGATATACAACCTATACCTCTGACGGTTCAACAACCGATTACAACGTAGGCTTTTCGTTCCCCGAACAGTCTGCTATCACTTCGGGTAACACGTCCGATTATGTCAAAGCCTATAAGAATGGCGATGAAACGCCCTATCAATTCATTAATACAACTCAGATACGGTTTACGGGAACGTTGACCAATGGCGACATTCTCGAAATAAAACGAGAAAGCGGATTGTCTGCAACGGCTATTGATTGGACGAACGGCACTGATACCTCTGGCGAAAATATACAGAGAATGAACGAACAGCATCAATATCTTCTCCAAGAACTTTGGATGAAGATTAAAGGTCTTGGCTGCCAAGTCTCTGCCGCCCTTGAGGGTTCATCGGCAACGGTACGCGAGTACAACTTTACCGGCAACGGTTCAACAAGAACCTTTACCTTAACAAGCGAGAGCAATCTATTAGATGCTCAAGTTTTAGTGTTTGTGAATGGAACGAGACAGTTAACAACGGCTTACGATATCGCTGGTAATCCATCAATCGTAACCTTCAATTCGGCTCCTTCGAACGGGGCGGCTGTTTCATGCGTTGTTCTTGATGCAACTCTTGTGGCTTATACGGTTGCGGATGGAAGCATTACGAATGCGAAATTGGCAACGGGAGCCGTGACCTACAGCAAGATTGACCTTTCGGCTCATGGAACAAATAACCAAGCCTTTATGAAGAGAAGCGGAACCTGGCAAGGTTCAACGATTGTTCCTGGCGATATCAGCGGCTTTGATGCTCAAGTCGTGACGAATAGGCTTTCGGCTATGGCAGTTCCGAATGCTGCTGTTTCGATGAATAGTCAGAAGATTACGAACCTTGCGACGGGTACGGCTTCGGGCGATGGCGTCAATAAATCTCAAATGGATACGGCTATATCAACTGCTGTTTCTGCTATCAACGTATCGGGCCTTCGCTTTAACTCTGGCTCTGTAAGTTTCGCATCATCAACAGCAACAACGGTAACGGTTGGCTTTGATTGGGATTGGATAGAATTAGTTGTCGTTTCTGCGAGCAATCTTGATGGGACTGGATTTTTACTGACCCTTGTTATTATGCTCGACCTTCTATTATTCGTCTTGCTTCTGACGGAAGTTCAGAGGTAACGCTAACGTTTGGTAATCATGTTCAGACAAGCGTTCAATTTGGAACGTTCTTATTCCAGAAAGTAACGAATGGGTTTACAGTTCGGTCTTCGGTGGGAGCAACTAGTCAGACGATTGTTTTACGTTATATATGCGGTAAGAACTTTACGGGTTAAGCGAGGGAATGAATGCCAAAGGATTTGTTTTATACAAGACCTGGAACAGGCGGAACGGGAGCAAGCGGATACAGCGGCTACTCCGGTTATTCTGGTATTGGATATTCGGGAGCATCTGGCATC